ACACCACCCTGTGACTGACTAAGATTAAGTATAGACCCTAACTTAGAAGGGCTGGCACCATACAAAAATGCATAGATAAACGTCTTTGCTAACGCTCTGTCGTCTATGTCTAAAGCTTGCATGGTTACAGTATGAGGATCACCATTAACAACCTCTTCAGCATATGCGTCATCTTTCATGTAATGAGCAAGCATACGAAGTTCTAAACCTTGAGCGTCCATACCACAGATGCGATAATCATTGTTTGGCACGGTCCAACATTCTCTACTTTGTTGACCATATGGTTTGTACACAGCGACGATGTTAGCCATGTTAGGATCAGCATGTGTCATGCGACCTGTGACTGCGCCTAGACTAAATACCTTGCCATGTACACGGCCATCATTACCCAGCGCGTTTAGCCACGACTCCACAGTTTTCCAACGTGTCTCTAACATCTTCCATTCTGACAACTTCTTTGCAGGTTCTGGCGCAGTGTCAGGTAGTGTCGCTAGATTTGCTTCAGATACTTTTGGTGAACCTTTTGGTGTAAACTCTGTAGGTTTCCAACCAGCCTCTTCCATGCGCTCTACCACTTGTTTGTGTGACGCAGGATTAAACTCTTCAAACTCTATGGACCAAAAGGGTCCAGCTATATCTTTATATTGAAACTGCCGTAGTCCTACTTTAGAAATGTCACCATTCTTTGTATACTTTGGCAGGTCATCGCGTATGACTTTTACTTTTGGTGCGAAGTATTTTTTGATGTTTGATTTGATTGTGTCTGCTTTAGACTGAGTTTCAACAAGCAGGTCCACAGCTTTCTTTTGATCCAAGTAAAACCCGTACCTTGATTGACGGGATATAATGTCAGCGATATCATGTTCTAACTCTATACTTTGTTGTGAGAAATCTATACTCTCTTGTAGAAGATGTTTATACAATTGTACTGTAATATATACATCTTGTTCACAGTACTCACGCATCTCTTCAGAGTATTCATCAAACTTATTAAAATCTATCTTTCTAAAACCAAGACGGTTCCCCCATGCGCCAAGACTATGCCCACCAGAACGGTCAGGATTAAAAAGTCTGGATAAGACAAGAGTGTCAACTTTATTCTTAATCTCAATATTCCAAAGCTTTTCCAAAACTGGGAAATCAAAGTCAATACCATTGTGAGCAATGAACATATCCTTTTCTAAATCAACAGCGTCTAAAAAAGACGCCGCATCTCGAAACGAGCGTATATCTTTGTCGTTGTCAACATTACAAATACAAGCAACCCATATGCGGGTGGCGTCTAAACTATCTGCTTCAATATCAATAACATAGCGTGTCATCGTTTATTCCTGTTAAAAAAGGTCTTAGTTATGACCGGGTATATGGGATCAAAGGGGAGGAGCTACCTCTATGAGATCATCTATATACTCTTGGAAATCTCTAGCACTTTCATATTGGTCCTGTCTACCCTTTTTAATATAAGAGACCTCTTCCTTGTTCGGGCCTATTAAAGTATGTACATATACAAACCTGTACAAACCCGTTTCCTCATTAAACTGTAACCTTTTATAACCACGATAAGAAAAACCTCTATAATCTATGATTACCTCATAATCTTTATTTTTTTTCATAAAAGGAAACTCTATTTGTTTTTCATACATTCCTCTATTAACTCCTTTATCGTTTGTAATTCATTTATTTTTATATTATAACAATCTGCCTTTACCTGATATCCGTTTGTAGGGTCAATGGTTCCCTTTTTCCAAAACTTAGCAGTATCAAAGAATTGTTCTTTACCCACACCACCAAGTATAAAACCTTTATCAAAACTATGTAAGACTCTACAAAATACATAAGCATCACACTTTTGTTTTGTATTGTATGCGGCAATGGTGCAATCGTATTCACCTTTTGGTGTAACACTTGTAGACTTTGTTTTAACGTCAATACGTACATTTTTGTCAATCATAAAATCGTAATCGTACGTGTCGTGTGTGTCTACTTTATAAAAAGGAGAAGCATATTTTTTAAACATAGCTTCGCCTAAATAGCCATACATATTACCTTTACCTTTTGCTATTGAGTGTTTCAGTACGCCTAACTCTTTTGATTTACTAGACGCACCATCTCTCATTTTAGAGGTAATATTCATAGTAACAAAATCTTCACTCATTTTGAGGATACTCCACAGTTTCATTAAATGTTTTCATTTTACCAATAAAGTTTGCATGGTCCATTAACATATTCATAAGAGCCTGTCTAGTTACCTTTACTTCTTTTGCGTTTTTACGTGCCTTATCTACAGCCTGATGTAAGGCATCGAAGTCTGTGTCGCTTGTGTATATTTTCATTATAAACTGAACTCGTTAGGGTTTTCCCACCACCACGGAATGTCAGAGTACTGCCATCTTGCAAATGCAGCTTTCTCTCCTTTGTAATAGTGACGATATGCAACTACGGAGTTGCCTTTTACTTTGTAGGTATCAGGCATACATTGTGGTGGTTCTGTAAACGGTTTCATATCTATATCAGGTGGACACAATTCTAACTCTGCACGTAATCTTTCACATGCATGTATCTTACCATATCTTTTCGTGTATTCTGTCAGTAGCTTTTCATATAGATTATACAACCATCTGTATTGTACATAAGACTCTCTAGCCCACTTTGTGCTAGGATGATTTTTGTATGCAAGTTTATACAAACCTCTATCATTGCAGTAATCTTCACCACTGATAAGTCTGTGTGCTGTACATAACATTTGTGCTGATTCTAATATCATTTTTACTACATGTTTATCACAATGATATTCAGCAGCGTAGACAGGGTTCTTGTCTAGATAGAATATGTTCATATCAAGTTTCCTGTTCAGTGTCGTTGTAGATTTTGTCAATCTGATCTTTTGTCAATCGTCTACGTTTATGTTTAATCTTTTTAGATTCCACAACACGCTTACGAAACATAGGATCAGATAGGCTTGCCGCCGCAAGGCTACGCCTTTTCTTTTGGCGCTGCAAGTCCTTTTGTATTCTTCTGTAACCCATTGTTTTTCCAATTACTTTTTTTGGTTGACAAGGACTAGTAGGATAGTATACCCTATGGGATCGATTTGTCAACAGGAGTTGATTGTGTTAATTAACTATTATTATTTCCTATTCCGCTTCTATCTGTTTGTGGGTAGGCAGATGGCAAGACTAGACAGCTATCTATATCGTAAGCAAAGACTTTATCTCGATCTATACAGAGAAAGGAAACACAAATGATTGTCAATGGTATTACAACAGAAATAAAAGAACGTGCAGATGGTATGTTTAATGTATGGCAAAAACATGCGTTGTCTTGGTATGATGCTGACTTTGAAGAGTGGTTGCGAGAGAGTGACAATGGGCATGATCCAGAAATGTGGGTCGTTACTGATGTTCTTACAAAAGAACAGAAAGAATTTGTGGACTTTGTACAACAAGGTCCAGCGGTAGAATTTGTATTTACCATGGAGAACTGATATGGTAAAAGGACATACAGAAGGTAAACGTAGGCTACGTAGAATAATCTGTGGTTTTGAACAAGATACGTTTGACCATATGGTAAGGGTAGCAGAGACTGCTGGTGTCAGTGTGTCTGAAGTAATCAGAACTTATGTAGAGTGGGGAATGGAAAGTGAACAGAATGACTAAACGTCAATGCACAATATTGGTTATTTTGTCAATTGTTGTACTTTTGTCAGGATGTATACATTTTATTGTACCATCTGTTATGTTAGAAGTAAAACAACTACACGACATATCGGTGATTGAAGACAGAATTTGTCAACTCGAAAAGGATTTTTGTCAACGATGACTAGTCCAGAGCATGTATTTTTTGTCAACTGTAAATTTTGTCAATCGTACATTCCAGCATCGAAAGCGCGTGACTTTACTTTTATGAATGATAAAAAAGAGTTGGGCCATGTTATTATCAGCAGCAAGACTGTAAAGTTTACTTGTAACGAATGTAACTATAGATCAGAATCTTTGATGTATACAAAAAGTTATGTAGATAAAGAGTTACGTAGACT